TCAGAACATCCGCTTCCAACGCTCCACGAGGATCTCGTAGAAGTCATCGAATATCCCGATGCTGTGTACGGCATTCGCAATTGTTCTGACCGTCAGTTCCGGCGGCGGCTCTTCGTTCTCGAAACGGCCATACGCAAACAATTCCGAGCACCGAGCGTATATCTCGACCGCATCGAGCGCGTACGCTTCAAGTGATTGCTGGTTCACAATCTCCCTCACTCCCAAGTCACGTTTCAGACCGCGAAGGCGGGAGCTTTGAACCTGCAGCTTTGCTGTCAGTTGAGAGAGTGTGCGGACCAAGGCGGGGTCGGAAAACTCCACGAGTTCCTTGATTGTGGCGATTGCGCCGTCCGGTAGGGTTGGAAACTCCGGAACCTTCACGCTCGCCGGCAGGATCTCATCCTGGCATGATCGGAGGAGGCCGTGAAGGAGGAGACCGCACGTTTGTGCGTAGTTGCTAAGTGCGCTCAGCGAGAGCGGCAATGTGGCTCGCGCCGCAGTGTGCTTCGCTTCTTTCCTCTCTTTCTCGATACGCTCGACTTGCAGCATCTGGGCTCTCACGGCCCGGTCATCTTTCTTTATCTGCAGCAAAATTGCGCGGACGCTCCATCGCGCCGCCAACAGAGCGGCGAGGCCTGCGATCAGGGTCTGATAGGTTTCCAACCACTGAAAGGTGCCGACCCATCCGATCACGGCGTCAAAGCTATCCGCGGGAGAGTGGGTGGCGAGTGCCTTTACGATCTCGATCGATATGGCCAGTCCGACCAGACCAGCAACAACCGCGGCTAAAAAACGCCTCCTTTCGATCATTGATCACCCGGCCGACGGCTTTGGCCGAAACTCGCGATGACACTTGCTACCTCGACCATCACGGTCGCGTGCTGGTTTCGCGAAAACACTACCGAGGGCATTATGCGAAGGCGGCCCTGATAGGTGTGTGCGAACTCATCCAGCTTTTCGTTGAGAGCTTCCACGCAAGCTGCGAGTTCTTCCAGGTCGCTGCTGCCGATCAACTTATCCCCGTTGCCCTCGACGATTTCATAGATCGCATGGCAGATCACCGGGACCTTATCCCCACAGCGTTCGTCGCGGCACTCGGGGCCGCGGCCTGCGGACATGGGCTCCAGGACGTCATTATCGTCCATAGCAAGAGTCGTGTTCAGATTGCCGCATCGTCTGCATTCCGAGATCGCGAGGTAATCATAGCTCAGGTAGGCGCCAGACATGGCGACCTCCCCATGATCCGGATAGTCGGCGATGGGAAGGCCGAAAGCGAGGTTCGCCAAGCCCTTTTTCTTAGATGCTTCGATAACTTGTGACGCCTCAAACAGCATGACGGTCTCCGGACTGATTCGATCCGGAAAGGGTTGCAGATGCCCCGCCGATGTCAATTGTCGCGATAAAACGTCTCTCCGCTGATGATCAGCTCCCGCGCCGCCGTACCTTTCCCGCCGCCGATTGAATAGGTCAGCGCCGCCTCGTGGAAGGCAAAGCCGGCGAACGTCTCCCGGATCTCCGGTACGTCGTTTATCGACAGTATGAAGCGCCCTTGAAGCCGCTTCAAACGATCCGCCATGGCTGCGAACTGGTCACGGCCGAAGAGCGTCTTGCCATAGTCGTCCTCGCTCCCGAAGTAGGGCGGATCGAGGTAGAACAGCGTGCCCGGCCGATCGTATCGATCGATGAAATCCGACCAGTCGAGGTTCTCCAGCACGACGCTGGCGAGGCGTTCGTGGACGTCTTCCAGCATCGGCGCCAGGCGCGTCAGATTGAAGCGCGCAGACTGGCCATGGCTGATACCGAAGTTCTGCCCTTTGACCTTGCCCCCGAAGGCGAGCTTCTGGAGGTAGAGGAAGCGTGCCGCCCGCTCCAGGTCGGTGAGCGTCGTCGGATCGCAGGCCTTCAGGCGCTCAAACTCGCGGCGGCTGGTGATCTGGAATTTTAGCGTGTCCATGAACTGCGGATAGTGCCGCTGCAGGATGCGAAAGAGGTTGACCACCTCGCCGTTGCGGTCATTGATGACCTCACTCTTCGGAGCGGCCGTGCGGCGGAAAAACACGCCTCCCATGCCGACAAATGGTTCGGCGTAGGTGACATGCGGTATGGTCGAGATCATCCCGACGAGGCGGCTCGCCAGCTGTCTCTTGCCCCCGATCCAGGCGGCAGGCGGATGGGTCGGCGAAACCGCTCTCATTTCTTCTATATAGACCATTTCAAAAAGCTCACGACTCAGTCACAGAGAGCCCGCCCTGCAGGGTACGGGTGCGACGGTTGTGAAGTGCTGCTGTCGGACGGGTCGGACGCCAATCTTGGCCCGTCGCTGGTGCGCGCCGCAAGCGCGCCAGCCGCCCGGTTAGGACGGCCAGATGAATGGCGGAAGCTCGGCCATGAACTCTTCGACACTGGGCTGCGGCCGTTCGCCGGCGATGACCTTGGTCAGTTCGCCGGTGGAATAGGTCCACACGGCCGAGCGCCAGGCGAAGAGCGCCTCGCCCTCGGCCGAGAACTGCGGGTTTGGGTCGCCGCGATAGGTGATGGCGGTCTGAATGCCGTCATATTGGCGCTCGCGCGCCTTTGCATCGAGATGCGCCTGGATGGCGGCGGAGTATTGCGACTGAAGCGCAGCACGCGCTTCCGACGCCTTCTGCTCGGCCGTGACGACTTTCGACAGATCAACCGTCCACATTGGCGGGCTCCTCTTCGATGGCTTGCTCGACAAGATCAGCCGGCAAATCGATTACTCCTTCGGCCGGATCGACGATCGGCTGCGGGAACGCGACGGCGGGTGACGGGTTCGGGCCATGCGGAAGGATGAGCGTGAGGTGCAGCTTGCCGCCGACGCGCTCGATCGGACCGGCGATCCATTCGCAAGGCACGTCACCTGCGGGGATGGTAGCGCCCTCCGGCAAGGAGCTGAAATCGAAAGGAGCGCCATTGATTGTCAGAATATCGCCGGCTTTCGAGACCTCGATCGCGTCGTCGCGCCGCTGCGGAGAGAGATTGATACGCACTAGAACCACCTGCCGATCGCACCAAATCTGATAGTGTCACTTGCCCTCGATGACGCCGAATAGGCCGCTCCTACCCATGAGCCGAAAGCCGTTCTAGCGTTCACCCAGCCGTTAATTGTTGTATGTATGTGCCCGAATCCTACTGGCTGAATACCTGTGAAAAGCACCGGCATGGCGGCGGACACCGCGTTAGAGTAGAAAAGGTTACCGGTTGCCTGGTTCATCGACACGGTTATTTCCGGTGACGTGCAAATCATGGTGCCGTCGGCAAATTTGACGTACTCCCCATTGGCATTGCTGCCCCGTTCAATGACGGCCCCCGCAGGAAAGCCCGCGGAGTTTGATACGGTCCCGACAACGGGTAGCTCAACAATCGTCCAGTCCGTCCAGCTTGTGCCGCCGTTGACGGTGTTCCTCCTGAAGACTTGGTTGTTGTCTCGGTAGAAATACTGAAAGACGGCGTTGGAGCTTCGCTGGAGCACCACAAGCGTCCCTGTCGTCGCTGCCGAGGCGGCGCCGGCATAGGTGTTGGCCCAGTTTCCCGACAGGGTATAAACGCCGGCTACGGTAATGGTGTTGAGATCGCCATCGACCAAGCCAACATCGCTGTTAGCGGGAGATCGAACGGAGCCGCCCCATACCGGACCAAGCTTCCCGAGCAAGCCAAGCGTGTCGGCAGCGGCGATGATGTCTCGGCCCTTCGCCTTCAGGTCAGCAAGTGCGGCCACGCCGGCGCCGGTGTAGTAAGGCAGCTTGTCGGCCGCACTAGTGAGTGCCGCGATCGCCGCCAGATCGCCGTCGCTCAGCAACTCCAGGAGCTGGCGCGTCGTCTCCATCACCCGCCCGGCGTCGGGGACCAGCATGATTTCGTAAGCAGCCGCCGCCTGCGCAGCGCCGGGCCATGGGAAGGCCAACGTCAGCGACGTGTTGCCGTTGACCGAGGCGATCCGGATGGGAATGCCTTTGTGCGTACCGAAGAGGTCGCCGGGCCGGACGGCATTGAGCCAACTCGTGCCCTGGCCAGTGACCGCCGTGCCGTTCGCTGCGACGGTCGCGGTTCCGGTGGAATAGAAGGCGGGAGCGAGGGCCATGATCATTCCTCCTGAACGGCAATATCAGCCGCCGGCCGGAGCGCCGATAGATCGACCGCCTGTGCTTCAGCCTGGGCCTTCAGCTCGGCCAACTCGGTCTCCAGCTCCGCAACCTTCACATCGCGTTCGAAGAGCGTTTGAGCCAGGACGAGCGCCCGGTTGCGGTAATGGTCGACGAGCGCGCTTTCCTCGGTGAGAGCAACGCGGGGATCGATTGCAATTGTTTTGGTGGTCATGGAGCCTCGCTGATTAAGCTGGAATACCGAAGATGAAGTAGCGGATGCCGATCGGCGGGTACGCGCCGTCCGTTTGCCAGTCGAGACTGTCGTCCTGGTAATAGTCGCCGACGTTGCCCCTGAAGGTGTGAAAGCGGGCGTTGTTTGCGGTCAGTTCGCAATAGCTGCTCTCGCCGGCGTGGCTCTGGCCGCTGAAGGTGTATTTCAGGCGCTTGATGAACGGCAGCTTATAGATGTTCGCCCAACTGCCGAGGTTGGACCTGCTCCCGGCGCCATGCGTGGTGATGTACTTGACCATCGGGAACATGCCGGCGCCGTCAAATGGAACATCGGTGATCACGTCGTTGCCGGAGTTCACGGTGAAGTAGCCTTCCGCGAGGATCTGCACCGCCGGCCAGCGCGTATCGATGATGATGTCCGCCCACGAGGGCGGGTTGGCGGCGCCCGGCCGCAGGAACTGTACGACGTCCTGCGTCCCGTCATTGAACTGCCGCCACACCTTATAACTGCCGGATGTCGGCGCGCTGTTGTCCTCAAGGTAGAGCATGAAGCGCGCCCGCATCGACTGGGTGGCATCGAAATAGATCCGCGATCCGTCGAACCAATACTCGGCACCGAAGTCGAGATCGCCGGGGTTCGTCGGATACATGATGGTGGAGCCAGAGTAGAAATGCACATCCAGCGCCACCATGTCCGGCAGGGCTATCCCCGTCTCGTAGTAAGAGACTCCGGACGGGAGCGCGATATCGCCAGCCTTGATGACCTTTACGGGGATGCGCGTGCTATCGAAGGCGAGCTGCGCGGCCGTCGCGGTCTCGACGTCGTAGCCCGGCTTAGCGACCTTCATGAAGGTCGGGCTGATCTTCAACACCTTCTTGCCGTTCGGCGCCAGCGCCGGCGCCTCGTCCACCGCCGTGCTGTCGCCTGGCAGGTTCCAGACGACAAGCCGCTTATCGCGAGACTGGAACTTATTGAAGGAGTCTATGTCGTCGTTGACGGTGATGTCGGCATAGGTGCCGTAAGCCATGGAGCCGTATTGCGAGACCACCCCATCATAGTCCTTCAGCCAGCCGCCCTGGCGCGCGTTACCCACCTCATAATAGCCGCCGCGACCCTGGTAATATTTGCCGCTGTCTTTCCAATGCACCATCATTTGGTTGTAGCGATTGCTGCCGCCGCCCTTCTTCTGCTTCCAATCGAAGAGCGGCACGTTGTAGCGCAGGGTCGGAAAAGCGGAATTCCTATAGAGCCAAGTGCTGGAGCCGCCGCCCGAGCCCTCCGCTTTTTGGTAGTTCGACGAATTCGAACCGGACGGATGGTAGTAGTATTGCGCGCTATCGAGACTTCCCGGCCGAGAGACCTGGTTGCATTTTTCCATGTCGGCGACAGACGCCTGGATAGTGAACTTCGAATTATAGAGGAACTTCGAACGGTGGCTGTCCGGCGTGGTGCGCGGATTGTCGGCGTTGTTCTTCGTGATCTTGATGCAGCCGGCGCCGGTCGAGTCGACGCCAATCATCGTGCGGACCATCAGCTAAACACCTCTATAGTCCCCAGATCGCCGTCGATGACGAGCTTGCCGCCGCCCAGGATCAAATCACCGCCATACACGGTGCCGATGTGCGCGACGTTCAGTCGGGCCTCGCCGTTCTCGAAGACGAAGGGGTTTTTCAGGTTGGCGCCGCTGGCGATGACGAGCTGGTCGGCGAGAAAGACGATGCGGGTGGGAGCGCTGGTGGAGGCCGGAACGTCCATGTACATCGACGCCGATCGATAGGTTCCGGCGCCGCCCGTCCTCGCTTCGATGCCATATCGTGCTGCATAGCCGCTCGGGGTTGCAAGCACGGAGGCGCGGATGTTGACCGCGGCCGAGTTTCCCCCCAAGGCAGCAAAGAGCGACGAGATAGAGTTCGCTTGGGCGCTGATAACGCCTTCGTTGTTGGTCACGCGTGTATCGAGCGAGTTGACAGCCGAAACGCTGGCCTTGCCGGGCATCTCCACTTCCAGGCTGTCGATGCGCAGCCCGTAGGCGGTGATGGTATTGCCCTGCTGGGTGACGCTCGCGGTAACGGCATCGAGAGCCGTGACGGTTGCTAACGTCGGGATCTTCGCTTCCAGTGTCGTAAGCCTTGCGACGAGGGCCGAACCCGGCCCAGTCGCCGCGATAATCTCCTCTTTATAACTGGCAGTGATATCGCCGGCACGCGAGACCAACTCGCGCCGCAGCGTCTGCTTGTCGGAGAAGTTCGCCAAATCCTGCTCGGCGATCAGCCGAACAATGCGCTGCTGTTCCGTGATCAGCTCGCGCACGCCGTCACGCAGCCAGTCGGTTGCCTCCTCGGTGAAGTCCTGCAGATCCTCGATCATGCCGGGGAGGTAGACGTCGCCGTCGCCGAACCGCGCGTTAGGTGTCGTGACATCGAGCCAGTTTGACCAGTCCGTCTTGCGGCTGGAGATCGGCACGAATTTGCCGCGCGCCTGGTAGATTGTGTTCGGCAGGAAGGTGCCGTTGAGGATCCACGAGTGCGGCGCGTCATATGCGATCTGCCCATCGAACACCTGCGCCTGGCTGGACTTCAACCGAACCTGAATGCGGACCTGCCGCACGTCGTCCTGGTCGGGCGCGCAGCTCACGCGCATTGACGGGCGGCGCGGAACGCCCGCATCGTCAAGGAGGCTCGCCGGCTCAACCTGCCAGCCGTACATCGGCTGCACCGGCGGCTCGATCGGGCCGAGCCAGCCGATATCGGTCGGCAGCTCGTCCGCGCCCGACCAGCTGTAGTCGGAAGGGTCGAACTCCTTCAACACCACAAGCTGGTTAAAGGTCAGTTTGCCGAGAACGCGGACGGCAAGAAACTTCTTGTTCGCATAGCCGTTGCGCGAGGATGTCCAGGAGACGGCGTCATTCGGTTCCAGCGGGAAGGCATCCGGCGGCAGATGGAAGAGGTGCGTGCGGAAGCGGCGCTCCTCTTCGATCATCGCTTTCATCAGCGTCTGGACTTGTCGGCCGAACGGCACGGCCGGGAACTCGACGCCGGTGACCAGGCGGCGATTTCCGTCGTCCGCCTCGAGCGCGCTCGAATATCGCGCCGGTGCGTCCTTCGTCACCCATTTCTCTGACGGTTCGGGATAGGTCGCCTCGATGCCGTTGTGGGTTTCGGAAAGCGCCGGGAACGGCTCGAAGCTCTGGTCTTCCGTCACCAGGATATCGTCGTCGGTGAAGGAGTAGACGGCAGCACCCGGCGCGCCGACCAAGGTCTTGAAGACGCCGCCGACCTCGGCAAGGCGAGCGTTGCAGCCCTGGCGGATGTCGTCGATGACGGACAGCGGCTCCATGTCGAGGCGGATCTCGTAGCCGCAGCGGAACTGCTTCTCCTGGCCGCCGCCGGCCCTGTCTACCAGCCGGTCGCATTCATTGGCGCCCGCAATCCAATTGGATCCCGGCAGGCGGAAGGCGGCAAGGTTCTGACCCCCGAAGATCCACTCTCCGCCGTAGTAGATGCCGCGGATGAGGTTGTATTTGACGACGACGTTGTTCTCGCTCGGTTCCCAGGTGGACGGATCGTTCCACCGCTGCGCGCCGGAGCCGCCATTGGTGCTGTCCTTGCGCAGATCGTAGAGCGGCATCGGCAGCATTTCGAAGAGGCACGCCGGGAGCCCGCCGAACTTCTCGGTATTGTAGCGGAAGGTGACGACTGCATAGGCGATGCCGCGCCCGATCATGGTGGGTTTGAAGGGCCTTTCAGGGTGGCTTCCGAACCGGTCAATAAGCCAAGGATCGGCAACGGTTTGCTTGCCGTCGACGAAGCGCACCCAGGCGAAATCCTTGCCGTCGACACGGAACTCCTGGATCGGAAAACCGCGGCCGTCCGCGTGCGGTTCGTTCCAAAGGATCGTGCCCTTGGTGTCGTCAATCCAGATGCCGGAAAGGCCCGGATGCGGAATGCAGGAAAGCTCGACGACATCGGTGAGATAGGCATTCGGCGTCTTTCCAGCCTGGCCCCATGTGCCGATATATTTGCGGATGCCCGCAGTGGCATAGGTCCCGACGACGAAGCTCGCGGGCTGGTCGTCGCCCATCCGGACCTCGATCGTGACACCGCGTGCCTCGACCGCACCCTGGCGCTTCATCGCGCGCGCCTTCTCGATCAGGCTCACGCCATACTGAAGCGCGAAGCCAAAAGCGAGTTTGATGACAGATGCGGCAAACCCGCCCGCGCTCAGCAGGCCGGCGACGGCGCTTATCGCAGCGGCGACCGGCGCGGCGAACGCGCTGTCGGCCGAGAAGCAGAGAACTAAGAGCCAGAAGAGGAAAGGCAGGATCCGCATGAGCCTCACCCGACCTTGAAAGCGCGCGTGGCGTCGAGCAGGTCGACCGTGCCGACGCCGTCCGCCTTCAGCACGAAAATCCGCTCGCCGTTGACGACGCCAAGGGCAAAGCCAAACGGCGTATCGTCCGGCACGGCGGCGATGTCGCCGATCGACGCGGCCGAGATATGAACCTCCGGCAGGATCGCAGCGACGAGGTCGCCAAGATTGTCGAAGCCAGCGTCGCGCATCACGCGAAGTGCGCTCGAGGCGCTGTTGTAGGTGCCGCGATATTGAGCAGCGCAGTCGATGCCGGTAATCGCGAGCGCCAGCCGGCCAGCGAGGCCGGGACCGCAGTCATGCTCGCCCCAGGAGAACGGCCGGGCCTTGATCTCGTCGATTGCCTCTTCGAAGCGGCGGCGCCAGTCAGGAAGGCGCTTCAATTCGCTGATCATGCCTTCTGCCCCCACGGAATTTTCCAGGTCGCGACCGTGCCGGAGTAAAGCCCCCACTCATCGCCCTGCCGGCGCTTCTGGGCCTCGTATGAGGATTTGCGGGGGTTGGTGCGGGTGAGCATGGAGATCGCGTCGGAGATCACCTTCAGCTCGATCGAGCCCTCGCCACCGACCGCCGGCGTTGTGATCGGCGCACCGTCGACCTCGCCGAGGAAGACGGGCGCTTCCACGCTGACGAGCTGCCCGCTCTTGGGATCGAGCAGCACCTGGTGGATCTCGACCTTGGCGAGCCGCACATCGTATTCACGAACGAGCTGCTGCGAGACATTGGCAATTTGCGAAAGGCCAATCGTCACGGTCTGGATGGTCAGGTCGGAGACGCGCGGGATCTCGCTCACCTCGAGGAGTGCGCCGGCGCCGTAATAGAGGCGGGTGACCGGCAGGCCCGTCATACCGCTTAAGACGGTGATGTTAGCGTCCTCATGGTCGCTCCAGATGCCGACGCTCTCGGGCAGGCCGGTCACGCGGTTCTTCGCGGTCACATATATTAATGTGCGCGGCACAATGCCGTTTTCACGGGCGTTGGTGATGGCGGTGAGAAGGGCGGCGGTGATGTTGCGCATCGTCAGCTCTTCTGGATTGCTTTGAAGCCGGCGCCGGAGGTCGCGACGCCTTGGTTCGTTCCCGGATTGTGGCTTCCCGGCGCGATAACCATCGGGCAGGCCGGACGCTTGAGGATTACGGCCGCGCCATTGGCGATCCACGCCGGCAGGCGCGGGAAGACTTCGACGTTGGCTAGGCCGCCGGTGGTCGCGGCAACGGTCTGCGAAACCTCGACGAAGGCGATCTTGCTCGCGCCATTAATCTGAATCTTGTCGCCGATCGTCAGCACATATCCCGGCGGCAGGCCGGTCAGCGGCGCGATCGTGCGGTTGCTCCCGATGACGCCAAGCGTAACTACGGCGCTGCCGAGGATCGTGCCGACCGGATCGGCCTGCGGAAAAAGCGATGTCGTGTCGCAAAGCAGGAAGTTCTGGCGGGCGCCATCCAGCTTGCGGATCAGCGCCGCCTGTTGCTTCATTTCGTTCAACGTCTGGTCATGAAGCGTAACCTCGGCCGTCCAGAGCGGCGGCGCCAGCTCGGCCTGCCAAAGCGCGCCGCTGGCAACGCCGGAGAACTCGTCATTGCGCTGGATATCGAAGCGCGTCGCTGCGATCACGAGCCGGTCGTAGATCGCGGAAAGGGCAAGAGCAGCCACTAACGCCTCCTCGGATTTGCGTTGATCTGCTGGACGCGATCGGGCAGGCCCAGGTCATAGGCATTGACCGTGTCCTGCGCCGCCGCACTGCCTTCCCGGCGAGAAACATTTGTGACCCATGCGTCAAAGTCATTGCCGCCGCGCAGCTCCACAACGACGCCGATGTCCATCGCGCCGCCGGCCTCGCCTTGCATGCCCTTCAGCGATGAGTTCGGCAGTACCATCGCGCCGCGCGACGTGCCTATGACGGGCTCCGGCCCCTTCTCGCCGACGATGCCGAAGGTGCCGGAGGGGATCAGTCCGCCTTTGGCGAAGAAGCCGGAAAACAGTGAGCTGAAGAAGTTGCCGATGCCGCCGAGGAAGCCGCCACCACCCGACTTGCCGCCGCTACCGGCGCTGCCGAGCTGGAAGAGCGCGTCCAAGGCCTCGTTCATGATCTTGTCGATGACCCTGTTGAGAGCGCCGACTGCCGCATCGGCGAAGGACTTGAAAAGGCCCTTTCCGTCATTGAGACCTTGCCGGACGTCGGAGACGAAACCGCCCGCCACCTCGCGAGCGAAATCGAAGCTCTCCTGCAGCTTGGACGTCTCGACCTCGGCTGCCGCCATCTCGCCGGCCAGGCGCTTTAGCTCCGCGGTCTGTTGCGGCGTCAGTTTGATGTTGTCGTTGGCCGCGTCGTTGAGGAGTTCCTGTTCATAGCGCAGCCGTGCTGCCGCCTCAGCGGTGAGCCCAATGGACTGTTGCTCGCGCGATTGCGCCTGGATGAACTGCTCGGCGCTGCGGACCAAGTCCTGGTACTTTTCCGCATCGGTCCTACCGGACGCGTCGCCCCCCGACTTACCCTTCTTTTCCTTCTCTCGCTCGAGCGCGTTCTCGACCGAGCGGTCTTTGACGGCGGAGAAGAAATCGCCGAGCGGGTCACTCGCCATGATCTCGGTGATGCGAGCGTTTCGGTCGCCCCAGATTTTCGCGATTTCAGCAACTTCTTTTGCCGCGTTGTCGGCCAAGGCCTTCGCCGTGTCGCCGGCAGCGCCCTTGTGCTCGTTTTCAATGCCGGGGAGATCGACCTTGTCGATCGTGTCGAACTGCGCCCATTCCGGCAGATAGTCATTGAGCTTGTTGATGCGGTCGACGGCGCCATTAATCATCGCCTCGATCCCGTCCACCACGCGGTTCGCGGTCGAATAAACGAAGTCGCCGAGTACGGCCGGCAGGGTGGACCAGATGATCTTCACTCTTTCGAACGAATGCGCGAAATGCGTCGCGATGGTTTCGGCCACGAGCGCCACGTCGACGCCGGCCGCGTGAAAGGAATTGATGATCTCGTTGCCGGTCGTCTTTACGCCGGAGACGATAACGTCCCAGGCGGACTTGAACCACGGCCCCAGGGCGTCGATCGCCGGCTTGAGCAGGTCCGAAAGCCCGTCAGCGATCGTCTGCCAAGTGGCAAGTGCCACGTCGCCGAAACCGACGGTCACGTCCTGCGCCTGGTTGACTTCATAGGTCATGCCGGCGATCGCCGCTGCGCCAAGGGCGACGGCGGCCGTGACCAGCGGAAAGCGCGTCGCCGCGTTCACCGCCATCTTGCCGGTCTCCCTCAGTGCCCGGCCGAGACCGCCTTCGCCAGGTCCCCAAATCTGCGCCATTTGCGAGCCCTGCTGGATCGCGACCAGGTAGAGCGGCATGCCCGAGGCAAGCGAGACGGCGACGTCATTGAGTTGGAAGACCAACAGTTTTTGTTGGAGCGCGGCGTTTTTGGATGCCCTGGCATGCGCGTCGAGAGCGGGCGCAGCTGTCCTGGCGGCATTGGCTGCGTTGTGTGAAGCGACGGCAGCGCCATCATCGGCCCGCGCCGCGTCCTGCGCAGCCGTCGCTGCAGCACGGTCGGCCTGCGCCATCCGCTGGGAGGCGATCACCTGCGCATAGTCAGCTTTCGCGGCCTCAAGCGAAGCAAACGTCTTCTGCTTTATAGCCGCCGCGGCGGCGATCGCTTCCTTCGTCGCCTCGCCATCCGCCCTTGCCGATGCAAGCGCGGCGGAAGCCTTCCGGTACTCTGCCTGTGCGAGTGCAACGGAGGCCTTGCTTGCCGCCATCGCCGCCGCGTCCATTCGGTAGAGAGCCGAAGCCTCGCGCATGGCGGCGCCGGCTGCCGCACTGGATGCCTCGCCTGCGCCCCGGAGCGCGGCACCCGTCGCACGCATCCGGTCGGACAGGTTGTCAGCCTTGTCGGAGGTCTGGTCGAGCTTGCCACCCAGCTTCTCGGCGCCGCCCTCCGCCCGCTTGATGCCAGCATTGAAGCCTTTGTCATTGGTCCTGAGGTCAAGGAGTGCCTCGCCGAGCCGCTCAGACATGCTTCAACTCCCCTTCAACGGCCCGAGGTACTTCGATCACGGCGATGCCGGCCGCAGCGAGCATGTCCGGGCTTGCCTTTACGGCCTTCGTCCGGCCGCCCTCGGCGAGGCGCTCGAGGCGGGACAACGCCCGGCGCGCATCCTTCTTGTCGACCCAGCCAGAGCCGAGGCGCGCTGCGTTGATCGCCATGATCTGCTCCTGGGCCTGAATGCGCGGCAACATAATGCGATAGGCCCTGACTAGCGCCGCCGGCGCTTGGCGGAGCCACCAGCTGGGATCTCCGCCGAAGAACCGCTGGAGGCGGGGGAGCTCTTCTCCCCAGTCGACGGGGCCAGCCCCTTCATCACCTGCGCTACCGCTCCCACCGCGCCCATCTTGTCGCGCAGCAGGAGCACGGTAAAAACCTCCACCACCCGGAACTTCTGCGCGCCAGTGAGCTTTGCGAACACTTTGGGCGGAACGCCGACGAGCACCTTGCGTGCCACGGTGTCGATTAGGCTGGAAAGCTCGGCACCCTTGTCCTTGTCCTCCGAGAGCCGCTCGATCTCGCCGCCCCAGAAGGTGAAGCACTGGCTGTCGAGGATCGACAGTTCCTCCGGAGACAGGATTTCGTAAGAGGTGCCGTCGATCGCGATCTTCGGCCGCTCGATCAGCGTGTTGAGATCGAGGATAGGGTCTTTGGCCATGGAACGTTTCCTTCGCCTGGATGGATGGAAAGTGTGATGCCGAGGCGGGCGCATTCGCGCTCGATCGCGGCGAGTTTTTCGCGGGCGTCCCGCGCCGCCATCCGGTGGCGGCGCTCCTCCCGCTTGTGACGGCGGGCCTCGGCATCAAGAGCGCGGGCCTCAGCCACGAGATCACGCCCGCTCATCATCAGGGCAGCGGCGCCTGGTGCTGGAGGACGAGCCGGCCGAAGCTCGTGGCCTTGCTGGCGGCCTCCGGATCGCGGAGCGCCGAAAACTCCAGCGCGAAGCCCGCCGGCTCGCCTTTCCGGTAAACCGGCTCCGGGCTGCCGGACATGAAGCAGTAAGGCACCTCGTACTGCATGTTCATGCCGTCGCCATAAGGCGAGACCTCGGCCCTGAGCAGAAGCGCCATCGTTGCGACCTGCTCACCCCGGTAGAACTGCACCGTTTTGGTGCCGGGCGCGCCAGCTCCCGCGGCAACCGTGGTGATCTCGTTAGAGTTGAGCGAAAGCCGGTAGAATTCCGCACTCACGTCCCAGAGCGTGAAGGCGATCATCAGCTCTTCCTCCGTGCGGAAGGCCTTGATCGGCACGGTGCTGCCCAGCGGGCGAACCTTATTGACCTCCTGGCTGTGGGTCACGGTCACGCCTTCCGGATCGTAGGTTTCGTCGCCGGAGGTGCCGATCTTGATCCAGGCGACCGCAGGGGCGGCATTGACCAGCGGGAAGGCGGTCCCGGGCGGTGCGTAATACGCCGTGAAGGGCGCTGCGATGATTTCGAAGGGCGCGGGCATAGCGCTAAATCTCCTCTAGAGCGTAAAAGACCTGGTAGGACTGGAAGGCGCGCGGCCAGGCCGCATCGGGGTCACGGCCGGCGAAAAAGCCGCCCGCGGGCTCGATCCAGTGAATGAGGCAGCCGCTGACGATCCTGCGGCGGACGTTGACCAGCGCGCGGCGGCAGAGCCGTCTGAGCGCTTCCGCCTCGAAGGGCGTGGCACCATAGGAAAAGAGGTCCAGGCGCTGGGTGTCGTGATTGAGAAAACTGCCGGCCGCAAGCGACACGCCGCCCGAAGGCTGGATCACTACGGCATTGCGCGGCATGAACGCCGCCTCTTCTCCCGGCAGTTCGCCGCCGAAGACACGGGTCTCCGCGAGGCCGGAAACATTGCCGTCCGCCTTCAGGATTTTCGTGATCGCAGTGACGATATCCGCTTCAGCCACGCTTGCCTCCGACTTGTCCGCCGAGACCTTCGCGAAGGCCGATGCCTTGGCGAAGGAGGAGGAACGTGGAGCAACCTAGCGGGCGCGACGAGGCGATATCATGCGCGGCGGTACGCGCATGACTGGACAGGGTGACGATGTGGGGAATTGGTGCGGAGCATTGCCGTGTGCTCCGAAGATGTCAATCCCGCTTTATTTCTTCTTCGAACCGCGCTCGAAGGCCCTTCTAATGCGGCTTGCGAGCTTCGGATATTCCTTGTCGGCCGCCGGGCGCAGATAAGGCCGCGCCGGGATCGTCACGGACTGGACCAGGATCACGCCGCCCGCCTTCTTCGGGTCCGGGATCGCCAAGGCTTTCGCAGTTTTTGGGCGGATCGTGCCGCCCAGTTCGTGGATCCGCGCGTAGGCGATGTCGCGAGCTCCCCAGGTGCCGCGCACGCCGTCCTTTTCTGCGCGCGCATAGTCGGCGACGTCGATCGAACCCTCCAGCGTTCCTGTTCGGTTTTGCCAGCTGTGGTTCCGTTTCGCCTCGGCAGACGCCGCGGCCATCGTTTGGTTGACACCCGTGATCTGCGCCTGGCGCATCTCCTCGGTGACCGCCTTGCCGTACCATTTGAGGGACTTCGACTTGCCGGCCATGTGTCAACCGATCCGCTTCAGCGCAGCTTCGAGGTGAGTGTGTTTCCTTTGCACCGGCCCTTCGACGCGCAGCCGGCCGTCGATGATGGTGGCACCCCCGGCATCGGTCACGGCTGAAATCTCGTCATCCTGCCGGATGTCGGCCCCAAGCGCGAACAGTGCCCGCATGTCTTCAATCATGGCCGTCTTGTCGCCGTCGACTATCTCGCGACTAAGCTTCGACCAGACGAAGCACTTGAGCGTGCCGAGCGGCTGGAATGACGGCGGAACGGGATTGCCCCACGCGTCCTTGCCAGTCGCCTGGTTGCGCTCCACCAGCGCCCGCATAGTCAGCCTTCCGTTGACCGGGTTCATCATTGATCAGGCCATCGACATGCCGCCGGCGCCGAGCAGGCCGTTGAGCCAGCTGAAGACAGCCTCGCGCGCATCGGTTCGCTCCACGCCGGTGGTCAGCGTGTAGGAATAGTCTCCGGCGCGCTCACTCTTGAGGCCGCCCTTGTCCGAAAGGTCGACTTGCATCAACCTGATCACGGCTTCGTCGCGCACGCCCGGCGCTTCCTTCGGTGTGTAGGTAATGCGCACCAGCGGAGCCCAGTGCTGCTGGCCGTTGTCGCCGTCCCACAACCGCGCCAGCGTGCGACCGCCATGCATCACCCGGTAATCGTTCGCGGCGAGCGTCACCGTGTTCGCCGCGTTGCCGCTCCAGCCCGGATCGATCTCGACGATTGAGATCGGCTGGCTCGAGTCCAGCGGCCGGTTGAGTCTGAGCGTTCTCAGATCTCTCGAGCAGGGATCTGTCACGTCGCCGATCTCAACCGTGACAGCACCGGCCGGGCCAAAGCGCGCGTCGATCTCGGCGGTGATCGAATCGATCATCGCTTGCAGTTCGCTATCGGGGAGGCCAGCTCCCGTGCGCTCCTTGACCCTGTCGATCAATGCCACTGGCGTTCTCCTGCAAGTGCGGTGTCGCGATCTCTACCCTTCGCAGAGGGAACAGATTGGGACACCGAGGGCCGGGCATGAAGCCCGACCCTCGAATTTCAGGCATGCGTGATCAGCACCGCATTCGGTCAGCGGAGAAAATGAGGCCGTCCGTCTCGTAACTCTCTCTATAGATCGGCTTCAACAATCCGACGACGCGAAAGGCCACGAGGCCGAAGGAGTGGAGCGAATGCCAGGTGACGCTGGCGCCGTACCGGACAGCCGCGAGTACGATCGACACGGCCAGGGCGGTGAGTGTCACGAGGACATCGTAGGCGCTTCGGACAACGTGGTAGGTGTATCGATGCAGGGTCATGCTGCTTTCCTCTTTGGTTTGAATGCCGGCGGCGGGCTTTGCTATTTGTTTTCGCCGCCCTTGGCTTCCTTATTGGCGGCGGCCTTTGCCTCCTTATTGGCGGCGGCGGCTTTCGTTTCCTTTTCCGTTTTCAATCCGGCTTCCCCTTCTGCCTGTTTCCGCGGCTCGGCGGCCGCGGCTTTGTCGGAACCCTTGAGACGGCCGTCGACGAGCCCGAACTTACTGGCGGCGCTCTCGGGGATCTCGTCGCCGGGCACGGCGTAGAGAAAGGCCGCATGCTTGTCGCCGTCCTTGACTAGCTTCGTCTTGTCCGCATTCAGAAACAGTCGTTCCTTTGCCTGCATGGCACTCTCCTATTCGGACCGCGCCCACAGGACATGCAGAAAGCCGCCGGTGGTGTCGGTCGTGGTGTTGATGACCACGCCGCCCTTTGTGGCGTGGATGGAAAACTCAGCCGTGCGATCAACCCGCGTCGGCGGGGTTCCGTCCGTGATGTGCTCGACCGAAAGAAGCGTGTCGTCGGGGCCGAGGGCGCCCGGCACGGCGTGCTCGCCCACGGGACCGCCCGGAATGAGCGCGCACCCCACGGGCTTCGAAAACCCTGAAATCGTCGGCATCTATGCCTCCTCAAAGGTGGTGACGGCCGCGACGCCCGCCGTCACCTGTCCGGAGCCTCCCAGGCCGTCAAGCCCGCCAACCTTGTCGCCGCAAGCTGGAAAGGAGCGCTCGTCTCGCCGCAGGTATTAGAGGCCCGTCACCTGGCAGAAGGCGGCGGGGCGGAAGACGACGAAGGCCACGCGCATGTCGGCACGCACCGTGCGCTTGCCCTCGGTGAACTGGGCCCCGACGTAGCCGATCTGGACGTCGATGCCGCGCCGCTCGAAGAGCGACAGCCAGGCCGGCTGGAAAGAGCCGACATAACCGGTACCGGCGACATCAGCGTCCTGCTGGACGACGGGGAGGCCCCACAGCCGCTCCGGCCCCGCCTCGGACGGATTGCCCCAGATGTAGATGCCATCCGTCGTGCGCATGAGGCGCACCGTCTGCCAGTCGGTGGGGTGCATCAGGTGGTGCGTCGGAATGGCGCGACCGGTGACCCGGACTTTCGTCATGCCCTTGTAGAACGCGTCGACGATCGGGTCGGCGCCCTTCGCCTGGGTTTGAATGCCGGCGACGTTCTTCAGGCCCCGCAGGTTGGAGCCGGTGGCATCACCGATGAGCGTCTGCGCATCCAGTCTCTGGCGCACGCCAAAGGTGAGGCGGGAGTTGATGTAGCTTCTCGCCTGCGCCACGTCCTCGAGCTGCTCGTCGGTGACGGGCAGGCTGTCGGTGATCTTGCGCACCGGGCTCGTCTTCTCCTGGAGCGCGAAGCTGCTTTCGGCGAAGGCGGCACCCTCGGCTCTTTCGCCCGCGGCATGGGTGCGCGTGGTTTCCTCCATGTAGACCACCTGCTCATAGCCGGTCTGGGCCATGGGGATGATGTCGAGCAGCTGGATAGGCCGGGTTGCCGCCTCGACGAAGCCGCCGATGCGTAAGGACTCCGGCGCCCATCCGCTCGTCGTTGCCATCAGTGCCTTCGATCCAATCGTTTCGAAGATCATGCCCTTGGCGAGCACGTCGGAAGGCAGCGCATCATCGAAATTGAGGGTGATGCCGCCCGCAGCTCCTCTCTTCGCCCAGTCCTGGTAGCCCTTCTCCTCGGCGACCATATCGCCAAGCGCCTTCATACGTTCCCCGAAGCCCGGTTGGTTACCCTTCGCGCCGGGCATAGGGGGACGGTTGCGCACTTTCTCCCGATCGTCCTGGTCGCGCGCTGCCTTCTCGGCAGCTTCAAGCGTCTCGGCCTGCTGCGCCAGCTCGTTGAGTTCGGTGTTCATCGCCTTGACCTGCTCGGCGACGGCGATGGAGCCCTTAACCTTCTCGCCCAGGCACGTCACCCGGTTGAAGTCGTAGCTCTTCTGACCGCTGTCGGTGGTCACCGTCGCTTCGGCAAATACCTTGCCGAGGTCATCCTGCTTGGCCGCGAGCTTCTCGCGGACCTGTTTCAGAGTGAGGTCTTTGGACATCGTCCCTCTCTAATCTCGATTGACTTGTCGGCCTCTCACGTCCGCGTGCGGCCTGATGACAGATCAGCCCGCGTAGGCGCGGGCTGCGAGAGAAAGACTAGGAGAAGGAGCGGAAGGATATCATGCGCGCAGATGCGTGCATGTTACTTTGGGCAGGAGGACCGGACGATGTCGAAGACTTGCCGCGCGGCGATCGGCGTGAACTGGCCCTGTTTCTTCGTCGTCCGATAGGCCACAGGTTCATCGGCATTGGCGAACAGGTCAAGTAGTGCCGTAGCCTCTTCGGCATCGAGGCGCAACCGCTCGCCTATCCGAGGCACCTTTCCGGCGGTAAACGTGAACTTTCGTTGAGCCGCCCCGCTCTTAAATTCCACATCGTAGGAGTTGAGACGCAGATATACGTCGCCGGGCCAGAAAGTAGGTACCAGCGAGCCGTTGTCACCGCACGCAACGGAAATGGTCGAGTTTGAAGAAATCGAGCCCCCTAGTTCATATATGGAGGCCTCGGGAAAGATCGTCTTATCGAATGCATCTCGCTTGAAAGACACTTCCCAGCCCTGCTCGCTTTCCTGCGCATAACCTGTGGTCGTCAATGCCAAAGCGACAACGGAAGCGAACGCGATTTTCTTAAACACAGCTTAGCCCCTTTCAATTCTCGGTGGAGATGCCCTCGTGGGCGAAGCTAACGGAATTCACTCGCGTTTCGAAGATGTTTTGAAGGCCGTGGGCGCGAATTCTCTGGTAGGACGGTATCTCCGGACTCCACGGGATGAAAACGCGCTCCACGGGCTTCTATTTTGAGAGGGTCTGTCGTCGGTTAAAACCCAAACCTCAAGCGCGCCTGCTGGGTGATGAACTCCGCCGCCAGCTGCTCCGCTTCCATCCGAGCCTTCTCGGTCGCCGCTGCGTCCGGAAGCGGATCGAACCTGAAGATATCGTCGAACCGCTGCCTGAGTTCGGTGAGCTGCTCGAGCCGAGCCTTGCTCATATCCCGGCCCTGTGCCTCGCGCAACGCCTTCACGCCGCCGGCGCGCTCGACGATGTCGTCGATCTCGGCAATCACAGCGTCAATCTGCTCGGCGAAGCTGCCGCGCGATTTCATGGCCAGCGTGCCGGTACCGACGCCGGCGCCGCGCACCACAGGGGAGACCTCGTGAACGTCCAGCCGTTTCAGCACACGGATGCGATCGCCGCCGCGCTGCTCATAGGCGGCATCGACAACGCCGAAGCCGTAAGAGTACTCCTGAATTGCCGAGCCCTTCGCCAGGTCGAACTTTAGTGCGGCATGCCAATCGCGCCCGGCCTCGGTCTCGAGGTTAAGATGCAGCTCTGCGAAGGCCGCGTCCCCGTCCTCGTAAACGCGTGCCTTTCCGAGCGGTATAGCCCGACGATCATGCGCGGGCAGGATCTGCGCCCACTGATGCCCGCCTTCCTTCCAGGAGAAGGCGCCGTTTGCATAGGTGTCGCCGTCATGATCGACGGCCGACAGAGTGGCGATACGGGCGAGGCCCTGGCCCTTTTCGTCCATCTTTTCGACGGTCAGGCCCTTTATCTCGATTTTCATGGTCTTACTCCTCGTCCTGGTCGTCGCCGAAATGCGGCGAGAAACTCAGCGTTCCATTCGGGTGTTCTTCGGCCGCCATCTGCATCGCCTCGGCGGCGGTTACGATCCCGCCGTTGCGAGCGATGTGGCTCGGCAGCGACCGCCCCGGCCCCAGCCGCCCATCAAAGATGAGGAACCGCTCGACGCCGGCGGCGCGGCCGCGCTCGATCGTCGAGATGTTCTGCGCAAATTTGGTTTCGGTGCGGGCAATGACGCGCGCTCGCATCTCTGGGGTCGCCCAGGGTCCGGCCTCGACATGGCCCGCGATACGCGCGGCAAGCTGGATTGCGCCGTCGCCCTCGGAGCGGCCCTCTGCGATCGCGTCGAACAGTGCGGCCTTTGACTGCGCGGAAAGGTCGATCAGCCCCGCGCGCCGGCCGCCGGCGGCTGCGACCGACCGGGCAACCGGGTCCGGCAGACTTCCGGAAATGCCGGCGAGCTGGGCGGCTTCAGACACTTCCTTCGCCACCTCGAGGTAGTGGGCCTCGAACTGCTGGCGGAACGTGGTCCAGTGGGTGCCGATACCGAGTGCGTCGAGTATCCGCGCGATCAGCAGCTCGTCGCTCTTTTCGCCGTAGGCCTTTCCGGGCGCGGGCGTCAGGTCTTCCTCCTCGAGGAGCGGAAGCGCCGCCTGCCGCGCCGCCTTTCCAAGCTCCTTGAAGAAGGCTTTGAGGCGCTTTTCAAAGGCCTTCGCCCGCGGCTCCTCCTGGCCGGCAATGAGGCGCAGGAAAGCGATGCCGGCGCGTCGCGCCTGGAGGGGCGCCTGCGCCTTCTCGCCGCGTTGCTTCGGATCCTGGGTGTCCTGTCCGTCTCGCGGCGGGGCGCCGGCGGGCACTTCGACGATCGAGATCGGGCGAAGATAGATTTTATGACTGTCGTCGACCTCAAGTCCGGCAGCTGCGCGCGCTTCGGAAATCATGGCCCATCCGCCATGTACGCGCTTGTTCCAGCGTTCGGTTTCCTTGTCCTCGTCGTCGGCGAGTGCCAGAACTTCGGACGTATCCCATACTGTTTTGAGCCGGCCCGGTAGAGGACCAAAATCCGGCACAATCGAGCGGTCGATCTCGTCGGCGAAGACGCGGCCCATGGGAAGCACGCCATTGTGCCAGGCGAGCTTTGCCATTTCCTTCATGGTCGCCCCAACCTTGGTCGATTGCAGCCCGGCGCCGAAGCCGACGACAGCAGCCGGAATGCCAAGACTGGCGCAGACACGTTCTTCCGCCACGTCCCGCGCTTCCGACATGTTCATCTGCTGCGGATTGAAGCCGTAGGGAGAGACGTCGGTGGGTGCACCCATCACCAGCGGTCCACCGCGCCGATCGCCGCCAAAAGCCTGTTTGAACCATGCCTTGGTGGCTTCGACATCATCCGCCGCCACCATGCCGCCCGCCTTCGGGCTGATGACAACGCCCGGCACGCCCATATTGCGCAACAGCGATGCCACGAAGTTGGAGCTTTCCAGATCCATGAAGATCTCGCGAATGGCTCCATCGAGCGGCGAAATGCCCAGGCGCGGGTCGCGCGGGTCGAGGCCGTGCCGGAAATGGACGACGTCGGCCGGGTCGATCTTCATGGGCTCGATGCCGCTGCCTGGTGAATAGAGGTAGTGCGACAGAAGTGTGCTACCGTCCTCCGGGCCACAGGGCTTCATCGTCCAATGCGGGACGTACCAGAGTTCGCCCGGCCGGCCGAGCCCATTGCGTGCCTTCAGCCAATAGGCATTCCCCGCAATGCAATAGCTGAGGACCGTGCCTGACCAGAGGGCGAGATCGCCATAGAACTCATTTGGACGGGCAATCAGGGACAGTGCGCCATGATCGGCTATCTCATCGACTCTGCCGCCGCGGCCGTAGCGCATCACGGTCAAGCGCGCTTCGGGAAGCGCACGCTGGATCCACTGCACGGGCCCGGTGACGACCGATGCGTCCAGGCAGTCGCCGACCTCGCGGCGGTAATCAAAGCGGGTCCGCCGTAAGAGCCCGCTCGTCACCATCGGGCGAGGGGCGTGCCGCATCGATGTCAGCGCCTTCGAAAACCATTTAAGCATCGCCGGGTATCCAGTTCTTGTCGAGTTCGCTCTGTTGTTGGTCTTGCTCGCTCTGCCCTGTGAGAGGCTTCCAGCGGCCGCCCTCGGGACCAGACGCCGCCTCGATCGCCAGCGCGAGCGCCCAGAAGCGGTCGGCGTGGCCGTCCGCCGTACGCTCGGCGGTAAAGCGGATGTTTCCGGAGGCCGTCACCTGCTTCGTTACCGATCGCAAATCCGCCCGGATGAACTTGTCGTACGGAATGCGGATGGTCTTGGCTTCGAAGCGCGAGCGCACGGGGTAGGCCAGCGCCTCTTTGACACGGGTGGAGAACGTCACGGCTTCGACGGCGTAATCGCCGAACTTAAGCTTCGCGTCGTCGGCCCAGCCGATGCCAAGGCCGGTGGCATCCATGGAGGTGCGTCGGCAGCGCTGCATAAGTGGCCAGAGCACTTTCTCCTGCTCGGCCTTGCTCATGTTCTTCAAGGTCTCGACATGGCGAGTGTAGAGCACGTCGCCGAGCCGCTCGACCACCCAGATCACGGTGAGGTCATGCTTACGGCCGATGTCGACGCCGGCATAAAACTCGCCGCCTTCATTAAGGCTCCAGTCGACGCCGGCGGGATACTCGCAACCGGCGATCAGGTCATATTCCAGGAAGGCCGCATTGTCGTCGGCCGGCTGGCACATGTACTCCTGTAGGAAGCTTTCTTCGTCGGCCGCGCCGCTTTTCACCCAGTCGAAGTAAATGGCCTCGTCCATCTCCTGGCGTTCGTCGTCATCGGGAAGCGACTGCTGCAGCTTGTAAAGGAAGCCATCGTCCAGGGCATTCTGAAGCGTGACCGTGTGCAGGCTGATTTTCTTAGGATTGCCGCTTTCCTTGTACTCTCGGACGAGCTGGTTGAAGAAGTTCTTCGATCCGCGGTGGGTTGAGATCACCTCCATCGCGCCGCCCCAGGTGATGCCGGGATAGGCAATCGACCAGAGCTTTCGCGGATCCGGATGCAGGGCGAACTCGTCGAGCACGCGCCCGCCGCGCTTGCCGGCTTGGGCGTCCGGATTGGAACTCATCGAATGGATGCGTTTGCCATTAGCGAAACGCAGCGTGTAGGCGGTGTGCTTGCTCTCGGCGTCAAGCGCCAACTCGCCCAGGTCACGCGCAGCGAGATCAAGGTTTCCCGACCAGAGCTTGCAATCTTCCAAAAAGAGCCGCGCCTGGATGTCATCACGTGATGACACCCACTGGTCGAGCTTGGCAGAGACGAGGGCCGTACGCGAAACGGTGGCATAGGCGGTAGACCAGGACAGACCAATCTGACGGCTCTTTTCCATCAACTTCAAGCGCGATTTGTCTTCGATCCAGCGCGCCTGGTAGGGCAGGAAAATCGCTTCAGGGTTGGCCGGTATGATGCGGGCGCGACCCATCACGCACCGCCCATGAGGCGACGGTTGATCTCCGCCATGGTTTCGTCCGAGACGCCGGCCTTCTTGGCGACGTCAGCAACCTCCCGCGCAGCCTTCTTCATGCGCTCGGAGAATTCAGCCTCCAGCGAACGCCGCAACTCGGCCGAGTGGCGCTGCGCTGTGATGGCGGCGCGGTTCGCGCTCGCAAGCGCATTGATCTCCTTGGCGCTGAGATTACCCTCCGCGAGCAGTGCGTCTGCCGCCATCTTGATCCGCTCGGCCACCGCTACCGTCATCGTATCCGCGCCGTCCGGGCCCATACCCTCGCAGAGCGCTTTCGATAGCCGCAAGCGCTCATCATATTCGCGCCATTGCCGGGCCTTCTTGACGGAGTAACGCGAGAAGGTTCCTTTCGAGATCGGCGCGATGCCCCGATCGGCGAGCCGGGAATTGAATTCGGCAAGGATGGCGACCTGCGGCCGCTTGCCTTCGCGCAGCTCCTCGTTCAGCCAGGCGAGGTCGCTATCCGCTTCCTCCGGCAGCATCTCCAATGTGGAGAGCCGACCGCGTCCCTGCTGGCGCTCGCTTTCGTCAGCCATGGTCAGGCCTCGTCCTCGGGCCAGGCCACACCGTCGAGCGGCGAGCGGCGGTCCACATGATCGCGGCCGGTCGCGGTGATGCCGGCAATCAGCTTGCCCCGGTCCTCGCTGATGGTGACGGCGCCCAGCTCCTCAAGTTTGCGAAGCTGCGTCCGCACCCATTCGATCGAGCGCGAAAGGAAGTTTGCGTCGAGCGCCTTCTGGAGAAGGTCCTCGCGCAGGTGGCCGTTGAACTCGCGAGCGATGACCTGGAGAATGACCAGCCGCCCCTTTTCCACCAGGTAGTCGTTGTATTTCTTCTCCGTCATGTCACGTCTTTTCCCTGCTCATTAGAAACTCCTCGACGCGGCGGATCGCGCGGCCGGATGCGGCATTGCTTTCGCGGATTTGGCCCATGTCGCCCTTGATCTGCTCCATGGCGACCTTCAGCTCGTTGAAGTCGTCTTTGTTGGGCAGGTGCTTCACTTCGCCCTCCAGCGCCTGGATGCGCCGGTCGTGCTCGATCAACTTCCGTTCGTGGCCGTTGATCTTGTCTTCGTTGGTCTTCGAGCGGGCGGTGAGCCAGGTGTAGATCATGCTGGTGACGGCGAGCAGCGATGCGATCGGCCCCGACCAGCCACGGATGACTTCTTCGATCACGGGTTAACCTCCAAGGCACAGTCGATGCAGGTTCTGGCGGAGGGCAACGCCGCGCGCCGTTTCGGGTCGATCGGCTCGCCGCAGTGGCTGCAGATCGTCGATCCTGGCCGATGGAGCGCGGCGCTGGCGCGGGCAATTGCTGCCTCGCGCTCCCGCTCGACGCGCTCTTCGGCGGCTTCCAGGTCTCTTTTGCTCGCCCGCATTACCGACCCCGCATGACCTTGACGGCGTCGACCGCGGAAGCCCCGAGCACCTTGACGGTATGGCCGCCCATGTAGAGCGAGATGAACCAGGTGGTGAGCGTCATCATCACCGCAAGGTCCATGCCGGCGGCGATGGCAGTGCCGAGGAGCGCGTCGGCGACAGGCACGATCATCAGCCGGACGAACCACATCAGGCCGAGCAGATACATCCAGCCCCAGCGCCAGGCACTCGGCCAAAAACCCTCTTTCTGCTCGGCTTGAAGCAGCGCGAATTGACCTTCGAGGCCCGCTTGCCACATCGCGAGCAGCTCCGGGGCTTCTGTCTCGATTTCGCGGACAGCCTCCTCCAGCTTCTCCGGCGACTCGTCGGCAATGGCGTCCGGCTCTACGCCGAGCTTGCCGGCGACCTTGTCAACGATGACGTCGACGAGACCATCTCCCGCACGCCCGATCTTGCCCTGAAGGATCGACTTGACGACGGGAGCGGCAACCTTCTCGGCAACCGCAATGAGGATCGCGCCGATAGCACTCATGCTTTCGCTCCGAACACTGCCTTGAGCAGGCGAAGCAAAACGGCGACGAAACCGCCTTCGGAGGAGGCCGGCTCTTTGCGGTTTCGGCTTTCCTCGTGCCGACGCCGCACTTCCTGCAGCGCCCGGCGTACCTCGAGCGTGGTCACCGAGGCGCGCTGGCCGTCGTAATGACCGACGCCGGCGGAGGTTGGGAGAGAGGCCCACTCCTTCGCAAGCGCATCCATCAGCGCCGCGTCGGTCATCTCGCGGGCTAGCCAGACGTCGATCCCGCGTCCGCGCATCAGATAGCAGCCGAGGCGGTCCTGCAGGGCACCGTTAAAGAGCATGCCGCCTGGGAGGTCGAGCGCGGCCTTCAGCTTGCGCAGCGTCGCGCGCACGATCTGATAACGGCCGAGGGCGGAAGAATTGAACCTGTTCTTCGGGTGCGCCAGCATCTGCGTTTGCAGCCGGTCGATCTCCTCGAGGGTCATGCCGACTAGGTTGCGATCGCCGCCGGTATAGGCGCCGTAGCCGAGGGTTTCGTTATAACCGCGTGCTTTGTCGGTACCTTCGGACTTACCGAGAAGGTCGAGCATCGGCCGGTAGATGTAGAAGGGATCGTTCATGAAAGAGCCCGCCTCCGATGAAAGCGGCGCGCCGGAAGTGGCGCGCCGTGGATGGGGCTCAATCTGTCAGGGTTGCCGCGTCCTGTTCATTGACGCAGCGGAGTCAGTGATTTGGGTTAGACGCTGAAGAGGTCCATTTGCCGCGCGCCGGTGGAGGGGCCAAGCCACCGCCGAACCGTCGACACGTCTGACCGGACCGTGCGGGCGATCTCGGCGATGGTTTCGCCCTGGGCGAACATTACCCGCGCGATCCATTCTTTGGCGAGCGGTACCTTTACGTAATCCAAGCCGAGCCGGCCGGCAAGCGTCTCCACCTTGCGGGCGCCGATTACCTGGGCTGCGCGGCTCCGGGACGTGGATCTGTCCTTCGGCAGGTAGATGATCGTGCCGCCCAGCGCCAGGAAGAGCCGCACCGCGTCCTCAGCGCCGATCGCCTCGACATAGGGTGCGAGATTGGCCGGGGGCTTCGGCATCGTGCTTGCATCGGTCATTTCGGTCATGCCCGGTCCTCGTTTCCTGCGCCGAGAGCTTCAGCTCCCGCGCGGTCAGTTCCTTCAATCGTTCGGTGAGCGCCACGCGTCGGTGGCTCATGACAGGCAGGGCGGAAATGCGTCGTGACAGTTGGATGCGCTCCTGCCGGAGCCTCGCGAGCGCCGCGTCCTCGCGCCATGTGAACAGCGGAAGGGACGCGGCGCGGTCCATGTCATATCCCTTCCGGCGTCCACCGGATCAGCTCGCCGGTGAACAGTCCTATGGGGTGGTTCGCCTGCCAGAAAGCGCCCATGTTTTCCCGCGCGGTCTTCCCCTCCATGTCGATGGCGACGTCATTGATGTGCTCCGGAGCGAAGCCATCGGCTCGGGCAAACTCCTCGATCTCGTCGCGGTGCAGGCGTCGGCCGTCGATCTCGATCGCGGCGATGATGCAATCCAGCAAGGTGCTGGTCTCGATGACGATCGGCAGGGTTTCGGTGCAGATCGGGTCGGGATCCACGATCTTGCGGCAGAACCGCGTCCGCATCCCAATGTAGAGCTGCACCGCCTCGCCAGGCCGGGCGTGTCGGGGACGCTGGCCCCGAACGGTCTGGCGTTTGAAGCCAGCGGCAATCTGCGGCTCAAAAAAGCGCTTGAAACTGTAGGCGACCATCAGGCACCTGCCTTCTTCGCCCGGATACGCCGGCCGAAGGCGTTCATCGCCGTGATCCAATCGCTTTTGCTGCACTGATCGACCGGAACCCCGGTCAGCTCGTTGACGGCGGCCAGAAAGGCAGAGGTGCTGGTGGCGTGAGGGTTGAGCTTCCGCCACTGCGCCCAGGCGATCTTATAGCCGTCCGCGCGGGCGTAGTCTGGCCGAAGCTTCCCGTCCGACCAATCGACGCCACCCTCCCGTGCGATCCAACCTTTCAGCGCCTCGACAGCCTTGCGGGCGTCGTCGGGGAACTTGAGGAAGCGCACGTGGTCGATGCCCGTCTGGCGCTTCACGAAGGCGATCAGTGCCGCGTCGTCGCGGTTCTTGACGATGCCGAGGTTGTGGGCGGCGATCCACAACGCCTGAAGCTTCGCGGCAAACCGGCCGGTGAGCTTCGGACGCCCGTCCGGCCGGCGGACATCCGCTTTGTTGAACCCGAGCCGGCGCAGTTCGTCGATGACGGTATCCTGCTGCTTCGGCGACATATCCCGCAGAGACCGCTTGCCGGTCAGCCGCTCATAAAAATCGCGAGCGTCCTCGCCCTCGATGCCGAGCTGCTTGAGGCCAACATGAATGGCGGCGAGTGCGGTCATGATAGCCTCCTCTCCAGTTCCCGGGCGACGCGACTTAAGTTAATGAGCGGAACGGTCAGGCCAACAACAACCAGCTCCGGAACGATGACTTGCCGAATGTCTGCGCCGGCGCCAGTGGTGAAGACAGAAGCGCGATGCGGGATCTGGTCATCACCGCCGACAACGCGGATCTCTCTGCTCTTGAAGCAAAATGCGAAGCCAATCATGCTGCGGCTCGAGCAACTAGGGGGCGAAATCTATGTCTGTTGATAGTCGAGCGCTTATTGGAGCGGTCGCGATAGCGTTCTTGGTCGTGGTCGCCGTGGCGGTTTTGTCCGGCGAACCGCCCCAAATGCAAGGCCGGACAGGCGGCGATCCGCTTCGCAATTTGATCTACGACTTTCAGACTCTGATCACGGGGGTGTTTGCGCTGTTCGCAGCTGCATGGACGATCGCTCAGATGCGCGCGACGGAAGAGCGCCAAGCCCGCGAATTGAGACGGCAGAACTACCTTCAGCACCGCGCGGCAACCTTGTCGGTGGAGAGGGTTGTCGAAGAGATCACGCCCGATCTGAAGCTGTTGGCTGAACACACCAGAGCCTGGGCAACCGCATATGTGCGCCTCACAGATGGAGGAGACTGGTCGCCCGCTGACAAAGCAATCTTCATAAGCTCGGTCCGAGGAGCCATGAATGTCAAGCGAACCCTCAACGCAATCGCGAATGAGGATGATGCTATCCGCCTCTTCACTCCGGTCGTGCAGCGGTCCGTGAATAACTTTGATCTGCTCCTTAGGTACCTTGCCACTTTGCTGCCGGAGGAGGGTGAGGGGGTCCTCGACATGTGGCCGCTCTCGAACCACGCCCCGAAAGGCTACAACAAAGAGGCAGCGGCCACGCTGTTGCAGCTCACCTGGCCATCGACCTTCCTTGCGGACGAACTGGAAGCGTGGGCCAAAAAGGTCGCGGCTGACGTCGGATGAAGTGATCATCTGCCGCCTCACGCTTTCGCCAGGTCGATGGTGACGGCCTGCCAGTTGTCCTCGATCGAGACCCGCTCGTAGCAGCGCACATAAGTCTTCGAGCCGATGACACGCATGGCGTCGCGGATCGCGTCCATCGCCCGCTTCCAGCGCTCGTCCTCGATGTCGAGGCGAAGCAGCATGAAAATCTCGGCGCGGTTGATCTGCCCGGCCTTATCCGTGTTGAAGGCCCGCGTCACGATCGCGCGGATCTCCGGCCGGCTGTCCGCCGACCATTCGTTGAGGCACTCGTCCACCAGGACCTTGGCGATCTGCAGCTGCGGCCCGAAGTCGATGGAGTCCTGCACCTGGACCTGCACCTTCATCAGCCCGTCGAAGGTCATGAAGGTCTTGTTTCCCTTGGCGCCGCCCTTCGCCGCGCCGTACTCCTGGGCGAGCAGCGCCTCGAAATCGCCGAGATCGTCGAAGGTATGCTGTTTGAAGCGGCCGATCTGCGCGGAGAGATCGCGCGCATGGCCGATAATCTTCCTGACCGTCTCGTCCTCCAGCTTGTCGGCCGGCTTGATCGCTTCGACCGGGACGAGGTTGCCCTTGGCATCGGGCATATAGGGCCTGCCGCTCACCATCACTTCGCCCGATTGCGGGCGGTCTTCCAGGATCACTGCGTCCATGGTTTCAATCCTTTGCTTTCAGTGGGTGCTTTTTGTCTTGGAGGGCCTTTCGAAGACCCTTCGAAGCTGCGATGAGGCCGGCCAGCGCCAGCTTCTCATCGCGGCTGCCGGCTGCGTTTTCGTAGCGGGTGAGGGCGCGCGCGACGTTGCGCGCACCCTGTTCGATTGTCGGTGCCGGGGAGCGATGCCGGGGTGGATGGTTCTCCGACGGCTCGCTGGCTGACCGGATCAGCTTCGCGAGTTCCGCCGCAAGATCGGCGACCGGCACTTCTGCGAGAACGAGCCGCGTCATGCCAGCTCGCCTCCATCGTCGGGCCGCGGCACGAGCACGATGCGCGTCGGGAAACGCATGATCGTGGCGCTGGAGGGATAAGAGTCCGCGCCGGCCTTCAGCCGGGCAAGGTGCAGGTCGTCTTCCAGCTCCTCCGCAAGGACGATGAAGGTGTTGAGTCGCTTGACGAGGCTGCGAACGGCCGAAGGCCTGAGGAACAGGCCGAACATGCCGCGCACCTTCAGGCTGTCGCGGGTCGCCTTCAGATGATCGGAAAGGAGGGTGTCCATCATTCCCCCCTCCTGCCGAAATCCGCCTGGATCACCTTGCCCTCGGGATCGAGAGTAAGCTGGGTTAGGCTCTCGGTTGCGGCCTGCTCGAGCGCAGCGCGGCCATCTCGGCCGTCTTCACCGAGGCGATGCACAGCAAGCTCTTGCTCCATGACGTGCACGAGCCGACCGAGGATACGCAGCCGCTCGGCGACGATGCGCATCTCCACGACGGTGAGGTCTACGCCGGCCATTGCCCTTGCCTGGAGTTCCTCAGAAAGTGCCCGAATTTCGGAGCTGGCGGTCGTATCGAGGACAGCTCTCACTGCATGTCCTCCACGTCGCGGTTGTCCCAGGCCGCCTTCAAGTGCTTCAGTGCCAGATCTTCTTCGTTGCCGATCGCGGCCATGTAAGCGAGTTTGACCGTCTTCTCGATCTGTCCGAGTGCGCCGCCTTTCTGTCCGACGCCAGTCAGGAACTGCACGCAATCCTCGGCGGTCACGCCCCAGGCGGCGATGTAAGCGCGGATGTCTTCGAGGTATGGTTTGGTGCGTTTCAGACGTTTGCCAATGCGCCGCTTGAGCTGGGCATAGCTTGGTCCGCCGTTGGTCTTGCTGAAACGACTGTAAACCTCCTCGTTACCCACCAAGGCGATGCCGCACTGGTAAATATCCATGAAATGGCGGAGCTGGTTGATTGCATCGTCGACAAGGTTCTGGGCCTCGTCGACGATGAGCAGGGTACCCCCTCCCATCCGCTGAAGCTTCGCACCGATTGCCCGGGTCAGTTTCGCCGGGTTCAACTCGCGCACGTCCAACTCGGCTGCCAGCTCGACCAGCATGCCATGTACAGTCTTGGTATGCGGGCTGACAGTCGCATGGAAGACGTGAGGTCGGGTCGCGGAGTAGCGACGGCAGGCAGCCGTCTTGCCCATGCCGGCGCCAACTGTGACCATGACCATGTCGGCCGTCATCTGCGCCCAATGGAGCGTCTCGAAGATCTCGCGGCCGATCCTCGTGGTGATGTAATCCGGCGACTGTGGGATGGTCGCTGCCAGGCTGGAGCCTTCCTCGAACGCTTCCAACCAGTTGCGGACTTGCCGATTGAAAGGTTCGAGCCGGCCGATGTAGGTCCCGGAGAACCATTGGCTGAAGGTGCCCTCCTTCATGCCGACACGGCGCTGCACCTCGGCCTTGTTGAAGCTGTTGGTCGTCGCGACCTCGCGGACGCGTTCAATCAACTGCTGCCAGTCCGCAACATCTTCCGGTGAATGCTTGGCTACGAAGTCCCGCGAAGGCGTCGGCCGGTCCCAGATGCTTCCGGCTGCGGGGCTTGTGGTCACATGTGTATTCATTCTAAAAGGTTCCTCGTGTACTGCCCTATGGGCTGATTTGCGGGCGGGACCTTCACTCCCGCCCTATTTTTTCGGAACCGCACTCGGTACATTTCGGTTCATGCTGACGGCCGAACGCCTTACTTTTCGGCCGTATCCCCTTTCGAGAATGGGAGGATCGAAGCCCCGCCCGACACGCGGGAGAGGGCCTTCGAGAAACTGTCGGAAAACTCTTCCTCGCTGATCGCCTCGGCGGGCGCTGCGGCGAGGTTGCCGGTAAAGATGCGGGTCACGGCGGGGCGTACCGGATCGGGCCGCTCTTCGGCCTTTCGGCCCTTTTCGAGGATAGCGCCGAGTTCCATCGGCGAGAGCTTCCGATGGGCCTTGGCAAGCGCGGCATTTGCCTTGCGGTATTCCGCCCGGTTGCGCGCATGGACGCGCGCCGCATCCTGATTGTCGAAGCCGGTATCGGAGATGCACTCGGCGTCACAGATGAACCGGTTGTCGAGATCGTAGACCTTAATCGGCTTGGTCAGGTGGTCGGGATCAAAGCGGATCGTGACCTGCTTGCCCATGTACTGATTGAGTTCGCGGCTCCAGTAGCGGTTGCCCATGAAGTGGAGTTCGCCGCTGCCCTTCTGCGCCCTGATGGCCTCGGAGGCGAGCAGCCAGAGGAACCGCTGCGCTTCGGTCGCCTGGCGGACAATTGTCGTCGGCCGGCGCATGCTCTCGGCGAAGGTTTCGTCGAAGCTTTTGCCCTTCGCGGTCTCGGCCCGGCGTCCGGTGCGCGCGTTGTGCTCGACGACCTGTTGCGCAACGAGGCGCTTAAGATCGTCGATGTCGATTGCGCTTTCGGCATAATTCTCAGGCTTGGCATTCGGGTTCTTGCCGGTGTACGCGCCCGAGCACAGGGGATGCTTCGAAACATTCTCGGCGAAGTCGCCCCAGGCGCGTTCGACTGGCTTCGACTGACCGGAGTGCGGCAGCACGAAATGCGGTTCGATCTTCAGGGCTGTGAGCAAGCCCTGCGGATCCTCGGGGCGAACCTTGAACCGGTACCGTGTACGTGCGCCGCCGGAGATTTTCTTGGAAGCGAAGGCGCGGCCGTTGTCGATGTACATGCGATCGGGGATGCCGAACTGTTCGACCATGTCGCCGACGACCAGGCGCACCACCTCCCAGGTCTCGGCTTCGGATAGACGCCACGCCAGGACTTTACCGGAATAGAGGTCCTGGATGCCGACGAGATACATTCGCGTGGGGGTGTCGCGGCCGGGCAGGCGCACGAACAGGTCGAGCTTGTGGCCGTCCATGTTGACGGCCTGCATGGCATGAAGGTGCGCACGGCTACGGCGCTGGGCCGGATACAGTGTCTTTGCGCGGTCCTTGCCCTCGCGCGTCAGCACCTGGATGGCTCTCGGAACATCGGCTTCGAGGCGGCGTCGGAGCGATCGTTCGGAGGGGATCGGGTACCAGCCGTGGAGGCGAACTGCCTCCATCATGCGTCGATAGCAAGCCGAGAAACCGGGCTTCTCAGGCCGGAGATAGTCGGACTTCAGGAAGTCCCAGGCATCGGGGTGACAAGCGCCCAACTGCGAGACGGCGCCGTTGGCCGACGGCGAAGACGGAGCGAGCGCCGCAAGCCAGTCTTCGGGATCGACGCCATCGGTGGCCTTGCGCCACTCGTAGTAGGCTGACTTCTGGATGCCGGCGTCGAGTGTGGCGACCCCGATGGCGGCGGTTCTGTTCAAGCCGCGATCGCGGACGAGCTGCTCGACGCGATTGATGACCTTCAGACGTTCCTCACAGATCGCTTTCTGTGCTTTTGGAAGCGCGTTGAAGCGCGACCAAAGAAGGTTTTTCCTTGCGCGAGCTTCCTCCCATCCAGCGGCGTCCGGAGCATGCCGGAGGCGCAGCTGCGCCGACTGCGGCAAGAGGGAGATGTGATATTCGTATCCGCCGCCGCGCCCGGCTCTCGGTCTCGCATGCGGCGTCGATCGCCAGCCGGATTGGGCGATCATCAGTTCGATGCCCTGGCGGGTCTGCGGGAGGTCGGGCAGGCGCGCTGCGGCAATCTCCGAGGATGTCAGCCATTCTTTGGTGCCTGTCGTCATCAGCGCGTCCTCCGGATGGTGACCGGTCGGGACTTCAACGTTCGCAGTTCCGCCTTGATGGATTCCTGCTCTTGCTGCAGGCGGGCGATCTCGGCGAGGCGTGCCTCGTCACCGATGAGCAAGGTCGCGCCTTGCTCGGAAACGGCCTCGTCCCAAAGCCACATCGCGCCGGTCGCGTGTACGAAGGCGGCGAAGCGCGGCAGGGTGATGTCGTGGCCTTCCTTGCTCTCGGCGGTGTAGGCGTCGAGCATCGCCTTGCTGATCGACGGCAGACCGAGATATTGCGCCATGCGTGCTGCAATGGTCGGCCGGTCGTAGGGGCACTCGCGGATGGCGCGGGCCATAGCGCGCTTCATCTTCGAGCGATAGCGATCGATATCGATCCGTGCCACTGGAATACGGACTGGGAAAACCGGCTCAAGAAACAGGTCGAACTGCGACGGGTCGCGTTTCATTCGGCAGCCTCCAAGAATGAGAAGTCTTGCTGATCGCCGGCATGAGCGAGGAAGCGCCGACGCGTGTCCTCGCTGGCGGTCTGCCAAACAGCGACGAGCTTGGCGAAAGCTGCTTCCTGCGGATCAGGTTTTGGAGCGTCGCCGTTTAGCCAGGCCATCGCCTTCTTTAGGTCCCGCTCTTCATTCAGCACACGCGCGATGGCTGCCTGCTCGGATGGGCCTTTCTTGGCGAGTTTCAGCAACAGGGATTGATCATCCTCCCCGCCAGTGCCGCGCAGGGCCGTGCGAAGAGCCGGATGGAGCTTCACGGCGATACTCGTGACGCGCTTATAGGTGCGCTCCGAAATGCCTAGCCTGTCGCAGACGCGGTCGGACAACTCGCGACCGCTGGCAAAAATATCAGGGCCATCGTGGCCCTGTTTTTTGGAGGGCCGTCCACCCTTCGAATTGATCTTCCCGTGCTGCTCTTCCCAAAGCTCACGGAACTTGGCGACGAATATCGCCCGGTCGAGCGCCGAAAGCTCGTTGCGGAAAAGGTTCTCGCTGAGCTCGAGGAGCTGAGCCTCGACGGCGTCGGCCGAGACCACGATCGCATCCAGCTCCTCCCAACCGTTGATGAGGGCGGCCCGAGTGCGATGCCCGCCGGCGACAAGCGTCAGCGGCGTCTTGCCCTTGTTCGCAGCGGGCGTGCGCCGAACCATGATCGGGCTGATCTGGCCGCGCTCGGCCATGGATGCCGCGATCGCCTGGGCGTGGTCTTCATCAATCGGGCGGGCGCGCTCGCCGATATGGACATCTGAAATCTTCGCGCGAATGAACTCGGCCATTATGCTGCCGCCTTTCTCAATTGCTGCATGAAGATGTCCTTCGCCCTGGCCGCCATGCGGGCGTAGGCTTTCGCGAAAACCGGGCAGCCGAGCCGCTCGTCGATCTTGGCAATGGCGAAGGAAATGGAGGTGCGCTGCCGCGCCTGCATCTTGACGATGCGACGACGCGGCACGCCGAACTCGACGTGAAAAATGTAGATGGCAACCTGCCGCGCGAGTGCCGCGTCGAAAAGGTCATGGGGAGGCGAAATGATGTCCCGCACGGCGATGTGCGAGAAATGCGTCTGCACCGCCTTAAAGCAGCACGAGAGCATCATATCGAGTCGCTGCTGTTCGTCGTAGGGGTTCAGCATGAGGCGTTCACCAGGGCGATGATCGCGGCGATGAGGCCCCCTAGCGCTACGCTGAACAAAAGCGCTGTTTGGGCCGCAGTGCAGAAACGTGATCGCGACGGGATGAAGGGGTTTTCCATGTCTAGACTCTCGCGGCTTTTTGGCGTTGCCGCATGGTCGGCGGCCGCTCATAGTTCTCACGCGGCTGAGGGGATCGGCGCTGACCGGAGGGCCAATAACGGCTCGGCCACAACAGGTGGGCCTTTGTACCGAGAGCAGCGGCGATTGCCTGTTCCCCTGCCATGTTGGGCTCGCGGAGCGTCGTTCCGGCGGTTCCACGCGGCAGGTAATAGCGACGATCGATGTCGTAGAGCGTAAAGCCAGCAAGGAGGAGCTTGCTCTTAACAAAGGCAAGCTCCTCCAGCTTGTTGGCCGAGCGGTCGCGTGGCTTGTCCGTCCTTTGGGGGCGGTGCATAGTCAATCCTCGTTGTGAAGAGGGAGGCCCTGGCCGGTCTCCCTTTTCATGGGTGATTTGTTCCGTGTTCATGGAAAGGAGTAAAACGGAAATCTGTTTTTGTAAAGCAGAATTCAGTTTTACTGAGGGTCAAGCTTGGCACGCCCAGAAACCGAACCAAAGACGCCTCTTGGCGCGCGCCTTCGCGACTGCAGAAAGCAGCTTGGAGATCCCGATCGTGATGAGTTTGCGCGGTCTCTTGGGGTCAGTAAAAGCGCACTTGCTTCCTACGAGCGGGGAGAGAGCGAGCCCACCGCAAGCGTCTTGCGCGTGTACAGCGAGAAGTACGGGATAGATCTCGCGTGGCTCGTCACTGGTGCCGGCGAGATGTTTGCTCCGGCAAAGACGCCGATGCCGGCGCCGCAACTTGAACTAGTCGTGGTCGATAAACTGGCGAAGATCGTGGCACTTGAATTCAAGCACGCGGGACAGCGTCTGCCGCAAGAAAAGATTGGGGTGGAGGCAGCAAGGCTCTACAACGAGCTATCCGTCCTGGTCTCAGATATGAGCAATGAGGAGGAGGTGGATGCCTTTCTCCCCCAAGTTCGGTACGCGTTAAAGAAACGGTTGTCGGAGGCCGCCAGCGAGCCAGGTTCCGGGAAACGCTCGGCCTGATGATCATCAAGCCGCGCTTGGACCAGTCTAAAACGCAGACAAAAGGGGTCGCGCCCGGTTTCGCCAGGATGTTCGAGAAGTTCGGCTATGTGATGGAACCGATCGACACACCTAAAGGCGGCGTGACGGATGGGTGCACTGATCGGCACCCGTAGGAACTCATTTACGCATTACAAACTCCAGCACCCTAAAATTGCACTCTCAAGCTAGGGCCCGCCAAGTTTGCGTGCAAGGGATGACCCCAATACCACCTGGGGAATTTGATCGAAGCGTCGCGTTGATGCCAGAGGTTGAAAATCATGACGACAAGTATTGATAACCCAGCAAAGCCGGAATTTGCCTCTCACCGGAGCTATTGGGACAATTTCGCTCGGCGCGTGCGGCATGAGCGGCGGTACGTTTGGGATGATCATGTGAAGGCTTTTGTCGCCACGGTTCTAGCGACGCTCAAGGACCGCGATGTCGCTTTAAAAAGAGGCCAGATCTTCCTTCGTGCACAGCGAGGTATCGAATATGTCGCGTTTAAGAGAAATGGTCCCGAAGAGCCGTCAGGTTATGGCCGGGAGAGGATGAAACCCCGCCGGTTCAAATCAACCGAAGGCAGGGCAAATGCAGTTGGGGTTCCAGTCCTCTATTTGGGGACATCAGTCAAATCGGTTGTCTCCGAAGTCCGCCCATGGGTTGGTGCTGAAATCTCCGTCGCACATTTCAAGCTGAAGCGCAGGTTGCGCGCCCTAGACCTAACGCGGGGACACAACAAATCTACTATAAACTACGTGTTCAAGGCCGTTATGAACGGGGAGGCATCTCTTACTCCCGAAATGCGTGAAGATGCGGTCTGGATCGATATTGACAACGCCTTCTCCAAGCCGGTCACGCTGTCGGACGATGCCGCTGACTACGTCCCCACTCAGATCCTGGCCGAGGTCTTTCGAGATGCTGGATATGATGCCTTAGTCTATCGAAGCCAGTTCGGTGAGGGGGCAAATATCGTTCTTTTCAACCCAGACGATGCTGACATTACCGCGTGCGCGCCGTATCGCGTCACGGCATTTGAAGTGTCGTGCGAGAAGATGGGAAATAGCTGGTACAAAGCGAAGAAGAAGACCAAAAAAACGGCGGCAAAGAATGCAAAGAGGGGCACGACTGCGCCCAAAACAGTTTAGCGATCCCCATGCAAAATCTCCTTTCACAAGGTGCGGACCAGAGCAGAGGCGGCTGGAAGAGAGTGAATCGCTAACATGCAAGAGCAGGCGAAAATAGCGCGAGCCGCTTGCATGTTCGCAACCGTCTCGATTTGACGGCAGTGGCCATGAATTCTGGGGTTTCGTGGCTTCGATCGGCCAACATGCAAGGCGCTTGCATGTTCAAATTGGCGAGCCGGCCGGTTTCAGCGGAAGAGTTGCGCCTCGGACGCAGCGGTCGACGCCGCCTCAAAGCCGCTTTTCCGGGCTTTCAAAGACTTCTCAAAGGCAGCGAGCGAATTTTGAGGCCTGACCTGCAGGGTCGCTTGATTTTCCCAGTTGTGGCGATTTTCGACGGTTTTTTCCTCGCCAGGCTGTCAAAGCCGTTCCCCGCACAAAACCGCTCTTCCCCACCGGCAACTTGTTGGTTTTCAACCATTCCCCGCCCGGTTTGGAGTGTCCCCCGATCTCCCCGGATAATTCCGGATAACCTTGGCGGACAACAGTCGCTGGGCGCGAGCAAGGTTCACCAAAACGGCTTGCCGGATCTGCGAGGGAGTGCCGCCCTCCCGTCCACTCGATGAGCTTTCTTATTTTTCGAGCGCGCTCTATCACTCATAGGGCCTCGCTCTCGCTCTTGCGTGAAAGCTCTGAAGCCGCCACTCCTTTCCTTATTCGCCGTTTTGACCACGAGCCGCCACCAGAGGCCAGTGGAAGCGCCGAGTCTTGTGCACTGAATTCTAACGTCGTTAAATGAGTTACTGTCAAAGGTCATACTCGAAAGATCATTAGAGTAGATTTCTGCTGGTTACTTGATCAAGACGGTTTTGGCCGTCGGTCGCTCCTGCGCCGGATCCATTCTCCAAACTTTATGACGAGAACTGTCATCGGCGTTGTCTACCCTTATTTCTCGATCTGGAACTTAATTCTGCTGTAGTGGTTTTCCCTGGAGGAAAGAACCTAAAGGAGAACTCCAATGGCTGACAGAGGACCAACAGTAGTCAACACAGGGGGCAGCGGCGGTGGGTGGGCCGTTGCGGTAATCGTGATTCTGCTAGTTGTCGGAGCCTTGTTCCTGTTTGGCGGCGATCTCTTCGACGGCAGCGGCGGTGGTGGAAATACCGACGTCGACGTGAACGTGCCGAACGTTGAAGCGCCGCAGGCACCTTCAGGCGGACAGGAAACGCAGGCGCCTTCAGGCGGCGAGGGAACGTCGCCGGGCGGCGCTCAACAGTAGTCATCAACGTCGAGCCGTCCCTCGACGGCTTCCGGAACTGGCGAGCGCGCCTGGTGAGGCGTGGTTCATTTCTCCCGAAGCGCTCGCCCTGATGTCCTGCCGCTTGGTCCGTCCTCCCCGGCTCAAAGACGCGGAAGGGCGGAACTAATCCGCTCCCCTGCCGTTCAGATATGAGTTTAAGCAAACTCTCAAATGAGAGCATGGAGGAGAAGTCATGAACATCGGCAGGCTTTTCGCGGCCGGGTTGATTTTGGGCGGCGCGGCGGCTGCTGTACCTTCTGCTTCGTCAGCCCAGTCATTCGACCTGTATATCGGTCCGGACGGTCCGCAGCTGCGTGATCGCAGATATGACGATGACGATTACGATTATCGTCCGTCTCGCGGCTGCAGCGAGCGTCAGGCCATCCGTCGCGCCTATCGGCTTGGAATCCGCGACCCGGATATCCGGTCGGTCACGCGGCGCGAGGTCGCGGTCGACGGTGTCGGCCGGCGCGGCCGGCTTACGACCGTCTATTTTGCAAATCGGCCGGGATGTCCTCGCATAGGTTGA